AGGTATTTTATCCAACCAATATTTTATAGGAAGTGCGAATATAAAAGCACTATCAGATTCGGGTATATCTTCTTGTATCTGAATATATTTAGTATATCCAACTTCAGGAAAGATATCCATATATTTTTTACAATGTTGTCCAATTCCACTCAGGGGAGTTGGACCGATGAATAACATTTACTATAAAGATAATATTTCTTTTATATATATTACGCAATGGATTTCATTAGAAGCCAAATCGACTCTGAATTTCAAAGACCAAAGGTTAGACCAGAAGCTATTTATGGTATACTTAGACAACTCGTTGATCTCATCGAACCACCAGCGCCAGCGCCAGTCGCTAAACCAGCGCCAGCACCAGCGCCAGCACCAGCACCAACCCCAGCACCAGCACCAACCCCAGCACCAGCACCAACCCCAGCGCCAACTTCTAAACCATCCTCTAAAACAGCAGCAAAGAAAATTGTTTCACCAGCTAAAAAAGCCCCAGCTAAAAAAGCTCCAGCTAAAAAAGCTGAATAAATTTAAAACCTTTGTTGTACAGACATTGGTACCTGCATAGGTGTAGTTACATTTTTACGTTTTAATAGATAAAATCCACTTCCAAATATTAGAATTACGGTAAGAAGGTAATAAAGTGGATATTTTTTCTTTTTTTCTTTTTCCATTTTATCAATATCCTCCTTATCTGGAAGCTTTTTAACATTTACGTTAAGTTCATCTATCTTCCCGATAAGTTTATGTAAAGCCTCAAGAATTTGAACTTCTTTGTTTATAGGTTTTTCTTTTACGTCTATTGTCGTAACTTCTAATGTCATGAACCATTCCGAATCGGGTTGTAGTTTTACATAATCACCATCACCCTGTTGTTCATAGATTTCAAAATCGAGTTTTTTAATCGATATAGGATTAAATAAAGATGTCGGTCTATTAAAAGATTTCCACTGTTTATCGTGTAGTTTTAAATTATTAGAACCATCAAATGATCTTTCCAAAGGTATGCGTGCAAACACTTCACCCTTTCGTTCATTTAGAATCTGTGCAACTTTTGGTACGTCTTCGCAAATAATATCTAGGTACTTTGCACCATTAGACGTACCAGAACTACTTGTACCTACCTGTGTTACATAAAAATCAACAACCTTTAAACCACATACCTTACTTATATCTGTTATATGTGTATTAGATGAAAGTTCGAGGTTAAAAGAAAAGGTATTATTTGTACCTGTAACAAAATTTGAATCTATTGTTATATACTGAATCTTTTTAGGTAACTCCTGGAGTGAAACCATATTATATTTAGTATATAAAAAAATAAACATAAATAATAGCATGTTTTCGTTTTACTCTAGTATATCTCGCTTATTGGGTTCAAATACACAAACGTTAAAAAGAACAGAATCTCGTGTATCATTTCACCAAGACGTTGTGAATAAAGAAAATATATACTCTCATACGAACAAGATTGTATCAAAAAATGATACCGGTGAGATTGTTATTTTAGAATATTCAAAACATGATAAGGAATTTGTTCATTATAAACCTAAGTATTTCAAATATAAATAAAGAAATAAAAACAATAATAAACAAATGAAATGGACTACATACACTTACACACACACGACTACAAAATTGCTTTCTGTCAAGCGACAAATGAACTCTGTGAAGACGTTCAAAGGATTATATGGGAAAAATCTCAAAAATACGAATACGAAAACCTTGTGTGTCCAGGAGCCCCGGAAAAACAATCACGAAATACACGATTCTCAAAAGAAAGACTCGAAACTTTGGCCAGAAAATGGAAAGAAAAATGGGGTGAGCCAACTTTACCAACGTATGAAAACACTGGCATATGAAGAGTTTTGTTACGACGATTTTAAACGTGAAGAATATGATTCGTATTCATTGGTTTTATACAGAACATTGTTGAACGAACTAGAATACGAAAGTCGTAATTTGAAATACATAAACCTTTTCGGTGAAAAATGGAGAAAAATGTCTAGAAAACAAGATAATTTTACACACGAAGATAGATTAACTGAAATTCAAGTTCGTATATACGAATCAGTTAACAGATGTGAAGAATTTCTCGATAAAGAACGAGAATTTAAAAAAAAATATTTTAACGACGAAAATATTAACATCGATATCATGTATTAGATACTTAAACGAATAAATTGTAATGAATAGTAATTAATGTTAAATATAATAAACCCTGCACAAAAAACACTTAGAATTTCGTGTCCAGTTAAAAGAAAAGAAGGTATAGCAGAATATGAACAAATAAAGACTAAAATTAAAAAAACGACTCTGAGATACGGAGCTGCGATCTCGACGTACCATTTTATTTTTCATACACCTGTTGACGGTATATCTGCAAGTTTAGGTACAATAGCATCATGTATATATGTAGATTCGCTTTCATCTTACGTCGATAATATTGGAAAAACACCAGGTTTAAATAAAAGGTTATTAGTACCTACATTTCTTGCTTTAGGAGAATCGGTATGGAATTCCTCGAGTTTACCTTTTGATTTTAACATGGGTGCGACACTTTTTGGATTCTTAGCGTATAAAATGGCCTTTTATCAAATAGTCGCAGAGGAAATATTAATAGCTAACGAAGACCTAAGTGATATAGATAACATGTAAAATATAAAAAATATAAAAATGTCTGTCTTTTATCAATTGTTAAAAAATACCACTGATCTTGAACAGGTCGTGGAAATGGATGAACTTTTCTCTACTATCGCAAGTGATGGGAAACTGGATATGGAAATTTGGGGTCTTAAACCCAATGAAGATTTCCCTATTGAGTGTAACCCTAAGGAATTCAATTATATTGGTTACATTGGTTTGAGTAAAATCGAAGACCGTGACGATATTCGTTTCATTGAGTTTATTCACGAAAACAAAGGGTGTAGTGGTATTATTGAACCATTTATCGATATGGTTTCGAAAAAATTATCTACAAATAAAAAAGATACGATTCTTATTCCTCGCGTTGTTCGTAGCAATAAGAGTGATTTCTGGACTAAATATTTGAGTAAATACTTTACCGATATTAAATCGGGTGAAAAATTTATTATGAAAAATAAATTATCTCACAAAGATTTACATTGGAATGAGCTTACAAAAACTTTACCTTCTAAGCCTGATGAAACTATGAACGAAGACCCACAAAAAACAATGGTTAAATAAAATGTAATCATACTTAAACAATTAGACTTTTAATATTATATATACAAACACAAACACAATGCCTTATCTCACACAAGAATTATTAAAAAACTGTACGTCCCTCATTAAACTTAACCATTTAGGCGATCTATGTTCCGATCTTTGTGGCTATAATACAGAAGTTTATGGTCTAAGAGCGGAATTTGGGTATCCGGAACATTTAATTTCAAAAAACAATAAAAATTACATTGCATACATTGGTATTCATAAAAAAAAAGTAAAAACTTCTTACGGCGAAGCACACTTCGTCACATTTTTTCACGAACCTAAAGGCTATAGATCGGAAAAAGAAATTGACGTTGTAAACTACATGTATAATATTTATATGGATGAAAAAACGGAAGAATTGTTTGAAGATGATAACGATTCTAACGTTGAACTTTTTCCGTATAATATAACTCGGAATAAACTTGGTTATTGGAAATGGTTATTTGAAAACGATTGGGGTATTTTAGATAAAATCGATTTAGACAACTTAATCGATGATTATGAAATCCAAGGGTATGTTAAATGGGAAGAACTTTACTCTATTTTACCTGAAAATATCGACGATGATACTATTCAGGATTTAGAGAGTGAAGATGAAGAAGAAGAAATCGATAGTGAAGAAGAAGAAACGGATGAAGATATCGAAGAAGGTGAAATTTTGAGTGAATACGAAGCTTAAGTTAAAATAAAATAAAAAAATAAATAAAAACGAAAAAAAAATGCGTCCAAATTGTCCTTACGAAAAATGTTATTGCAGAGCCGGTAAAAACGGTTTTTGTTTAAAACATAAAGAAATCGGTGAAGCTATAGAAGCTTTACTTTTACTTTCAAAATCGGTAATTAAAAAATAAAATATAATACTTAGTAATAATGTCGAGTGTTAATACACTTCATAAAATAATGACATTTATAGATGAACATTCGGATAGTATATCTGAAGGTGATTATTTAGACATGTGTAATAAATTAAGCGAGGTGTATAAAAATGAACAAACAAATACGTATAATCGTAACCGTGTATTACCTCGCAGCTTACAAAATGATCCGTACGATACTATATACGAAAGGTGTATGGTACTCGTTAGAAAAAGAAAAGAAATTAAAAAATTATTCATACAAACAAAATTAAGACGCCGTATAACTTCTCGTTTCAAAATAGAAGCACTTACTGCGTATTGTAGCGCCTTAAATTTACCTTTATGTGTTACTATAGAAGAATTACAGAGTATTGGTCACGCTTCTAATAGTAAAGAGTTTTTCACAGATTATATGCGTATAATTAATGAACACACAAGAGGTTTACAGAATGGTTATATTGTAGAATTAGACAATATCGAACTCGAAATGGAAAACATTTGTAATTTTATGAATGCAAATAATAGAATTATAGATGCATTTTATGATATAAATGTGAATATACCAAACCTTAGTTGAGTTTTTTATTATTTTTTTTAAGATATTAAAAATGGATGAACTTACAAATTTAATGCGTCTTATTGACTTGAATTCCGAGATAATACCTGAGGGAAATTATCTCGAAATGTGCAACTCGATAAAAAAGGTACACGAAAGCCTTTCAAATCCGAATTCAAATTGCGATTCTGATTCTGATGAAGAATTTGTTATGAGAGAAATAATGATCGATAATACTCTTGTACCACCCGTACCATTTTCTACTGAACGTAGACCACATCGTTATAGATATTACGAGGAAAGTGACGATGACGATGATAACGTTTTCGCACCCGAACCGGATGAAAGAGAAGAATTGTTAAATTATGTTAACTCTTTAATAATACCACCTATAAACGTACCTAGAATGATTAATGAAATGGATAGAAGACGAAGTATAAACCGTGAATTCGACGAAGCTGAATTACGGAGATTGGACGAAAGAATAACGAAGACGCAGAGAACTATACGTAACACAAAACCAAAACAGAGAATTACTGTAAATGTCCGTAAAGAAGCTGTTAAAAAACGCGCGGGAGAACTTGGTATACGATTACCAAGATACACGATCGGGAATCTGTTAGATAAAGGACACAACGTAGGGAATGAAAGAGAATTTTACAAATCCTACCTTGCTCAATATAACGAGGAAATTGAACATAAACTACAAGATTTAAACGACGATTTATTTGAACTTCTTAGAGACAAAGATAATCTTTTAGAAGATATGAATTCTAACGTAGACTAAACTATTTAAATATAATTTTACACCATTTTTCATTGATATTACCGAAAGGTGAGTATTCAAACAATAAATGTATTAACGCACCTGCAATAATTAACACGCCTGTACCTTTATACACAAATTTCATAAGACCCATGACCAAAAGTTGTAACATCAAACCGATAAAAAGCGCTTCCATGAGAACTGTAGTAACAGGCCGAATATTCATTTATAGTATGGTAATATTTTTT